AACATGGGATGAACGCTCCGTTCCGCGACTTACTTGCGTCCCACCGAAGTGGGATGAACGTACAGGTATTATATACCCTATAAAGTATATAGTCAAGTAAGTTTGTAACTTACGATACATTTCTAAAGGTACGTAAACCATCCCGTTATAATATATTTTCTTTGGGTAGGACTCGTAATGCCTCTGTGACTATGAGTAAAATATGCAGGCCATATTAGCAAATCACCTGTTCTTGGTTGAAACTTTTTGTATTGATTAGGAAACTCTGTGTACCCTCCATCCAAAACATCATTCAAATATATCATCCACGCTAATACTCTATTGCTATTTTGTTTACAATCATTTTCTGAATGCTCAGCAAAATATCCTTCACCTGGTTCATATCTTTGCATTTTAAAAAAAGGACAAATACTCCATGCATCCATAATTGTGCAGGATTTATAATTGTCTTGATACTTTTCAGCAGAGGAAATTAAATACTCACCAAACGTTTGAAAAACCTCTTCAGCAAGATTACCCTCTAAGTATATCTCTGTGCATTTTTTATGCTGTGGGTTAATTTTTCCACCACCAAACATACCTTCTCGGTGAAAAGAAACATTATTTTCAAACCCCTTTATAAGTTCCGTGCATATTTCTACAGGAACTTTTTCTTCATCACATAATATAAAATCTTCAATCACACAAACATGCCTTTCTGGCTCATATAGTTCATGGTCTCTTTCAGTGTACCACGAAACATACCAATAGAGATCATAGGATACTCTACCTCATCACCAAACTCTTGTCTGAACTGTTTTTCAGTGAAATGCTTATCAAGTTTATATACGACAACCTCATCAAGATGAACTGCTTTCAAAAGAGAATGTGCTCTCTCACATTCTTGACTACCGTTAGAATAAATTGATACTTGCATTATTCTTTACCTCTCCAATTATCGATTTCTTCTTGCGTAGGAACAATGATTCGGAAAGCCATACCCTCCTCCTCAAATTCCTCATTCATTTTTTCGTATGTCTCAGGAGTAATCTTTTCAGTCACGTTGCCTCCAGTCATCGGGTTTGTCTCTTTGAAACCAATCTACGATTTCATCTGCACCATCGAACCCCGTTCTGTGATTGGATGGGTCGGGGTCACCAAGCCCCATCCTATTCATAAAATCATCCATACTACCCTCCTGCATGTCAGGATTTGCAGCACGGCGTCTTGCTTTTTTCAACCACTCACGAGCAGTTGTGTTTGCCTTTGCAAGTTTCTCAGCCCATATCATATCAGATAGATCAACATCTTCACCAAGAGAAATCTTACGACAGATACCTTCAAGTCGAAGGCGATACTGAGTAGATAGCATGTTAGTTCTTTCGGAGTTTAGATTCTAATTCTGAAGTCTTGTTGAATTCAGCATATGCTGCTTCAGATCTTTCACCAAGAATAGTTAAGATGTCATCACGAATTACATCGTTGTCAACATAATCGTCAAGATACTTGTCTATCGCTTCTTTCAGGTATCTATACCTGTGCCACTCAGGTGAGTAAGGTTTATACATGATATTGATAATACATGGTTAAAGCATAATACTATTTACTTATAATGTCAACTGAGTGGTTTACCATTCTTATCCACCAATCCCAACTTTTTAATCTGGGATAGGTTAGACTTTTCACTCTTCTTCATTTTTTTATACTCTTTGATAATTTTATCAATTTCTCTCTGAGAGACTTTGACTTTCAACTCTTTGTCATCATCGGCGGAAACAAATCCGAGACCTGCCTTCTTTGTTTCCTCAACCGAATCAACATAATCATTGATGTTTTCTTGAATTTCGTCTCGGATCAGAGAGTTGATTTGTTCTCTAAGATCTTCGTCATTCATTTTCTTTTCTTTTCTTTCTTTGGTTTGTTGCCCCAGAGTTTGGGATTCATCTGTCCATATCCAAAATCAATCTTTTGAATAGAACCTTTACCGTACTTGTCATAGTACATATCAAAAAGTTTTACGACCTTACTACAACGAGTCAGATCAATGTACTCCACACCATCTACAACATACCAGATCAATCTGGCATCATTTGGTAGTGACTTGTCGTTGGCTGCTTCGAGAGTTGTTTTCTCTTGAAGGATCTGGCAACCATAGTCTGATGGAGTAATTGTTTTACCTTCTTGACCGTACTCTGCCATTTCCTTCTCTTGTTCTACAGCAACCGTCATGAGCGACCACCCCACTGGATATCAGGATATGCTTCCGCAACTACATCGTATGTTAACTTATATTTAGTTTGTAAACATTTGTCTTTTACCAGACAAAGGATCTTTGCCTCTTCTGGATGAAGACCCTCAAGCATCTGAATGAACATAGTCTCTCTACGGAGCGATGACAGTCCATCGTTTCCACCTTTCACAAAGTTGTAAAGGTGCTTATATTCACGACGCAATGACGTGTGATCAGTTCCAACAGGAACTTCATTTGGATTGTAAGGAACTTCTCCAGCAGGAACCATAGAGATAACAGTGTCATCAAAGTTCCAGATGAAGAGAGTTTTCAAGGAGAGATCCTCATACTTCTGAAGGATCTCAACCTTTTTTGCTCTTGAACGTTGCTTACTTACAAGTTCAAGAATCTCATGCACAAAAGGATTAGGTGGAAGTTCTTGCTTAGTCTTCTTCGTCGTAGTCTTCGTTGGGCTCATAATCGTTTTCAAATCGTACTGCTAAAATTTCATCGGGGAGGACATTACCGTTTTCATCAAACATCTCTGGATGTGTATAAACGGGTTGGGTTTGATAGACATGTTCCTTTGCCAACCATCCTACCATACCTCCTACAAAAAACATAGTAATAGAAACTAATGTTCCGATCGTCAAGGTTACTGCTAACATTCTTCTGTCCTCCAGAGACTATTTCTTCCTGATGTCCAGATAGAAGTTCAGATGGAATACAATCTCTCTTCGGAAGAGAGAAACCATCTTACCGAACTTTATCTGAAAAGTTTTGGGCGGTTCTGGTTTCCTCCTCCTACTACGTAGTAGTAACTCAAACCCACGATTTATGTGGGTGGTCTCATTATTTAGATCCCTTTTTTCGTCTCCCAGGTCGTCGGTCATGACTGTACCTCCGCGCATCTTCTAAGATGCCATACAAATAATTTTTGATCTTTCTTGCTTGAGGTTTAGGGATGTGTCCATAACCCTCACGCAATTGTTTGTGATCATTGTCTGCACCACCTTTGATGTACTCTTCAAGTTCTTCTGTGAGATCACTGATTTCGTTAGCTGTGGTGCTGCCAATGAAAGCATCTACTTCGTGCTTTTTGATCTTGCTATCTTTCAAGTAATCATAGAACTTTAAATTCATTTGTCCCTCAAAGGCATTATCAATCGCGTGTTCAACAAGATCATAGATGTCGATGAGGTTTTGTTCCATTAGATTAACTTCTGCTCCCGCAAATATTGCACAGTTTCGGTACAACCACCAATGAGAGTATCATCTTTGACAACTCTTGGGAAGGTAGAACCTTTCCCAAACTTATCATAGAATTCCTCACGGGTAAAGTCCCGGTCAAGTTTATATATCACATGCTTAATTTCAGCAAGTTGTAACGCACGACACACTTTTACGCAAAAAGGGCATCCGTCTTTTGAATATACTGTAAATGTCATAGGTTTTTTTATGTCTTTCAAGTAGTAAAGATTTGGCCAAGTATCACGAATGATCTCAGCAAGTTTGTATGGAGTATCCGAACTAATCACTCTTTACCGCTGCCCAGTCTTGATCGAAAATTTCAAGACCTTTATCGGTAAGGATGTGGTCATACATTTGGTCAAACACTTTGGGTGGCATCGTGCAGATTTCAGCACCATTATACCATGATCTGATAGCACGTTGCACGCTACGAATAGAAGCAGACAGAACCTGAGTTCTGATTCCATGAATACGATACAGTTCAGAGATAGATCTGACAACCTCCAGACCCGCTACTGACTGGTCGTCTAAGCGTCCTACAAAAGGAGAAACGTATGTTGCCCCTGCCTTTGCCGCAAGGACCGCCTGAGCGGCACAGAAGATCAATGTAACGTTGACCTTAATCCCTTGCTCGGAGAGTCTCTTACAGACGATCAGACCCTCGCGAGTGCAAGGAACTTTAACTGTACAAACATCACCAAATTTTTCGTACAGACGAATACCCTCATCGTACATCTCAAGGTCAGATCCAACGACCTCCATGCTTATATCTTGTACCCCAATGTCTTTAATCTTTTGATAGACATCTTCTGGGTTTTTACCACTCTTCATAATGAGAGTGGGATTAGTTGTGACACCATCAACTAATCCCGTGGAGAAATATTTTTCGATTACATCGGTGTCAGCAGTATCAAGAAAGATTTTCATTTATTGGCGATTACTACGCCCATTATATATCAGATTGTTCTTCCTTGTAAAGATTCTCCAAGCGTTCTCTTGTCATATCAACATACATTACCTCTTCGCCAGGGACAGGTGCCTCTGGATGACGTGGTTTAGGCGGTTCATTCATCATCGTATTGATGTTCTGAATGTTCGCCCACATCATCGCGAAGGCACCACCAGCGATACAGGCAAAGCAAGTGAAATAAACAAGAACAAGCCAACCGTTCACAGTGCGTTACCTCTGGGTAATACTTCCTCAGGGAACACAAAGTTCTCATGTGGTTGGTCTACTGGTGCTAACCATGCACGCAGACCTTCATTCAAGAGAATGTTCTTTGTGTAGAACGTCTCGAACTCTGGGTCTTCTGATGCTCTGATTT